CTAAGGTCATACTCTTCAGTGTATATTTTTAAATATGAAGTAACAAAAGTAATATTATTCATATTATATTTTATTATATATTTTATTATATATTTTTAAATAATAAAATATATAAATTAATTTATGTATATTTTAATAAACTATCTATATATTTTTTGTCATAAACTCCAATTTTTGTAGTTCTATCCCAGTTGCTATAATTAATAAGAACTCTTTCATCTTCTACGATAATACTCAAACTATATTCAATAGGATCTCCATCAAATTTAAAAGGAGCTGAATAACGTAATAAATTCATATTTGAATCAAATACTGATATTATATGATAGTAATGTCTTGGGGATTCATAAGAAACTATATGATTAATAAACCAAATTTCTGACTCGGTAATGCCAATTGAAATATTACCATTATTATTCTCTCCAATCTTTTTATTATAAACATATCCACAACTAGAACCTCTAACACGATTGAAAAATTTAGGCATATTTTTTGTTTCAACTAATGTAATTTGATTATTTTCTTCTAATTTACATATCTTAAGCGGATACCATTCGTATACAATATGTGTTTCATTATTGTAATCCACAAAAACCCAATTTTTCTCGCAATTAGTATCTTTAAAAGTTTGTTTCAATTCATTTATTTGAAAACTTTTAGAAGTTGTATCATACTTTCCAGAAACAATTCCAATTTTATTATTTGAATGATATCCAGTTCCTATATACATCAAATCATTCTTATAATTATCATAATAAATTTTTACATCTTCTACTCCAATATACAATCTACCGTCGTATTCTAAATTCATCCAATTTGTATTTAACACTTTAAAATCTTTATCAAATTCTACAAATTGATTAATGGTTATAATATGCTTTTCACAATTTTCATAAGCACCAGTATTTGTTATATGATAATTTACATATCGTACATTCATTAAATAACCATTGTTATTAGGATTATGAATTAAACAACTTGACGAAGATATAAATTTAATTTTCTCTCCATTAATTTCATGATAAACCGAATTATCTACAACAAATGTATTATTTTTCTGTAAAATTTGTTTATAAAATTTCATATTAGATAATAAATTATTTATTTCATTTTCATAATTACACTTATTAAATATTGTAACAACCTCATTATCAATGTTTTTATTACCAAGATACGCTGAAAAAATAGTATATTCAATATCTATTTTATAAGTATATACATCATTATGTAAAAATAAATAATTATCTCTATTTAATTTTTTATCAAGAACATCTTTGGCTAGTTTATAAAATAACATACATAATTTATGTTTAGAATCAAATCTATATTGTTTGATTATTTCATAGATTGATTCAAGACGATCAGGATAAAAATCATACCCTTCTAACCAATATTTTAACGCATCACCGAAATTGTCTATATTTTTATAACACATACCAAGTCTAAAATAACTGTACCATACTTCTTCCTGCCAGCCACCAAATTCAATACGTTTTTTATAATATTGAATTGCTTCTTGGAACTTTCCAGAATCAAAATAAGAATTCGCAAGATAAAAATAATAACGAGCATTATTCGGGTCTTCTTTAATACCATCAAGAAGCAAACGAACATCTCGCTCAAACTTATCATTTTTTGCGCCACCATCTCCAATATCAGAAATGAAAAGCATATTTTTTTCTATATTGATTGTTGTATTATTTTTTGGCACATCTATATACTCATGTGTAACACCAACATAATTATACAAACCATTATTCTTAACTATTCTTAAATTTTGATAATAAAAAGATTCGTTTCCTTGTAAAATATTAAAACTCATAGCACTATTAAGAATTGATTTATCAAAAGATTTAATTTCTAAAACCATATCAGCGTCAAGTAATAATACATAATCAGACATTCCAACACATGATTGTAGGGCAAAATTTCTATTATGACAAAAATTTTTAAATGGTTCTTGTACAATTTTTCCTGGTTTTCCTTTTTCTCTAAAATATTCTTCAATAAGTTGAACTGTATTATCTGTTGAGCCTGTGTCACAAATACAATATGAATCAATAATTGGTAACACAGAATCAAATAATCTTTTGATGATACGACTCTCATTTTTAACGATCATATTCAAACATAATGTAGGCTTTTTTTCAAAAAGTTCCATATATATTTTAAAATAAATATGTATTTAAATTAAAAAATATATTATATATATAAATATAAAATGGCATTTACAAGATTTAAATATGATGATTGCAGAACAAAAAAATCACTACAACAAGCAACTGATCCTGGTAGATGGATTTTAAATGTTCCAGGTAATGGTGATCAACCATTTTATATGGAAGATCCACACATAATTCCACAAAAATGGGGTGGTAATTTACGAACAAATACTATTAATTTAGAAAGCGATTTAAAGGGAGTAAATAGAAATTTAAATAGAGATTGTTTAGGAAAAAATGAATATCAAAGATATAATGTGTCGTCACAAGCTATTCAGTACCCGAGTTGTAATACATTAACAACAGATCAATCAAGAGCAACTAATCCAGCGTGGTGGTATAGAGATTTAGAGCAAAATAACTTTGAATTTCCACCAATAAATCCACAATTAAATACATGTGTTCCGTTTGAACATAATTTAAGTACAAGAATTTTAGAAAAAGATTATTTTACGCCGAAGAGGGATTGTGTAATGAATGAAACTAGACAAATGTTACCTGCTAGTCATAATTTAATTAGATGAATTTATCGAAATACTTATGCTTAAGCTAATTCTTGTCAAAATATACTTTAGAGAAAAATCTACTTAAAGAACAAATGTAAAACATAAATTATGAAATATGAATATGTTAAAGACTTATTAAACGTAAATCCGATTTTTTCATAAACTGTTAGGTTATGGAAACATTTATCATCAAATACTTACTATGTTAGTTACGATTTTAAGGAAATAATAGAACCAATAATAGATAATAGTTATATGCTTTTATCCGAGAATTATGAATCTAAGACATCTCCTTATAGGTCTTATTTATCACAAAACGCAAAACAATTAACAGCATATGATTTTTTAAATGGAGTAGTTGAATATAATAAATCATATTGGAAATTAAATTAAATGAAACATTTTAGAACAAATTATTATTTATAAAATGTTTTATATATATATTATAAATATGGAAATAGCAGTCCCATTAATAGCATTAGGCGGAATGTATATTATATCAAACCAAAACAATGAAGATTGTACTAAAAAAGAAATCAGAAAACTGAATCAAGAGAATTTCGCGAATATGGGTATGAAATCTATGAGACAAAATCAATTACACGGTAATTACTTGCCTAATACAGATATACCGCCACAAAATTTTCCTGTTACAAATATTAATCAGTTAGTTGATACAGTTCAAGAGTATCCAAACCCAAATGTAGCTACTGATAAATATTTTAACCAAAATTTATATCAACAAAAAGAAAGACAAGGTGTATCAGTTGGTCAAAATCCACAACAGATTTTCTCTCTAACTGGTAATTATTTAGACTCTGAACAGTTCAAACATAATAATATGATGCCATTTAATGGTGGCAAAGTGAAAGGTAGAACTTATGATATGAATATTACAGAAAGTGTTTTAGATAATATGATTGGTTCAGGATCACAAACTATAAAAAAAATTGAGCAAGCCCCACTATTTAAACCTGAAGAAAATATGCAGTGGGCATATGGTATGCCAAATCAAAGTGATTTTTATCAATCTCGTGTAAATCCAGGAATGAAAAATAATAACGTAAAGCCATTTGATTCAATAACGGTTGGTCCAGGTTTAGACAAAGGATATAATATCAATGGATCAAATGGTTATAATTCTGGAATGGAGGCGAGAGATAAATGGTTGCCAAAAACAGTAGATCAATTAAGAGTTGATACTAATCCTAAATTAGAATATGAATTACTTGGTCATGAGGGTCCTGCTGATTCATTTATTAAAACTGCTCCAACAACTCAGATGCTTGGTCGTGTCGAAAAACAACGTCCAGATACATTTTTTATAAATACACAAGACCGATGGTTAACAACCACTGGCGCATCAAAAGGCGAAACTTTAAGATCCATTCAAGAGACGGGTATCATTAGACGTAATGATATTCCAATTGATTATATGGGTCCAGCTGGCGCGATTGATGTAAAAGCCGCTACAGCTCCTCAAAATTTTGAACCTGCGAAGCGTCATGAAGTGTTGTCTGGAGGTATCAATCACTCTACCGCAGTAGGAAAAGGAGATCATACTGATAAAGACAATTTTTTACGTAGTCATACTAATTATGAAAACCATCGTTCAACTGTTAGACAACCAGACACCATTAGAAGCGGATTTAGTGGCGCGATTGGTGCGGTAGTTGCTCCAATATTAGATTTCTTAAAACCAACTAGAAAAGACGAAACCATAAATAATGTAAGAATATATGGCGAAGGAGGAAAATCCATATCAAAAGGTCCTGCTTATAATCCTTTGGATACAACTCCTACTACAATCAAAGAAACCAATTTACATTCCTTACAATTTAACATTAATAATCAAAAAGAAGGTATTTATGTAAATAATTATACTGCTCCAGATAATACACAGAGAGATACTACTAGTTCTGAATATTATACCGCAGCAGGTGGTTATGCTACAGGTTATGGAGATATGAATTATGATGCCGCATATAGACAACACAACAACGACATTAAATCTCAAACAATCAATAACAGACCAAATCAAGGTGGAACACAAATATTTAATCAACAAATGAATATTAATTGTAGTAAAAGCGATTGTGATAGATATGATGGACGTATGAATCCAGCATTTTCTAAATTAAGTGCGTTACCTCCAAGTGTACAAACATATGGCAGTATTCGCGTGCCTCAATATTATGACCAATCTGTTGGTTGTGATCGTATAAATCCTGATATATTAAGCGCTTTTAAGTCAAATCCTTATACACATTCATTATCAAGCGCAGTATAATTTGTTATTTTTATAAATTATTAAAATTATTTATAAAAAAGCTTAGAAGTATATATTTATATATTTAAATGAATAAAATAATTAGATATCCGACATGTGCCAGTTCATTTAAACATTTTTATCAAAGTGACAAAACATTGACAGAACTATATCTTTGTAAACTAAGTAAAGTTAGACCATTTGATGTTACTTTGCGAGATGGATTACAAGGATTAACAAAAGAAAATCAATTAAAGATAAATCATATAGATAAACTACATATATATTTTACCATTAAATATAAATATAATCCTACTAATATGGAAATCACATCAATTGTATCCGATAAAATTTACCCAGTTTTTAAAGATTGTCATCATTTATATAATACCATAGAAGCATTTCAATTTGAAGAATTAGCTGAACGACATGGTTATAAATATACAAATAACTATGTTTTAATACCAAATGAGAAACAATTTCAAAATATAGACAAATTCATTGGATTATCAAACTTTTCATTAATTACGTCTGTTTCTGAAAGTTTTCAAATGAAAAATACTAAAATGACATTGAATGAATCATTTACACAAATTAAAAACATGACAGAAAAAATAAAAACAAAAGATGATACTAAAATAAGAGTATATGTTTCATGTATAGATGAATGTCCTATTGAAGGAAAAATTCCAGTACAAAATATAGTAACTGAATTGTTTGTATTAAGTACACTAAATATCGACAAAATTTGTTTATCTGATACGTGCGGAACTTTAACAAAAGAAACTTTTATTGAAATCATCGAAAATGCCAAAAAAGTTGGAATTCAAACAGACAAGTTTTCATTACATTTACATATAAAACCAAAGAGAGAGAATGAAGTAGAGGAAATAGTACATGCTGCTATAGATTATGGAATAGAAGAGTTTGATGTATCGGATTTAATGACAGGTGGTTGTTCTGTTACAATAGATAATGCCAAACTAGCACCAAATATGAGTTACAGACAATATTACAAATTTCTTACAAATTACTTATTAAAATAAATAAATACGTTCAATATAAATATAAAAACAATATATAAAATATAATAACTTACATGTCATTAAATATTCATCAAAATATAAAAGAAAAATTGGATTACTTTTATAAAATTCATAAAATACCAAATATTATTTTTCATGGTCCATCAGGAAGTGGCAAAAGAACAATTGTTAATGATTTTATTTTAAAAATATATGATAACAATAGAGAGAAGATTAAGTCATTTGTTATGTATGTTAATTGCTCACATGGTAAAGGTATTAAATTTATAAGAGAAGAATTAAAGTTTTTTGCTAAGACACATATAAATTCTAATAGTGGTAATAATTTTAAAAGTATTATATTGTTAAATGCTGACAAATTAACGATGGACGCACAATCAGCATTAAGAAGATGTATTGAATTGTTTAGTCATAATACACGTTTTTTTATTATAGCAGAAGATAAGTATAGTTTAATGAAACCAATCATGTCAAGATTTTGTGAAATTTATATACCGGAACCAATTATAAATGGTGAAATTATTAACTTATACAAATACAATTCAAATGAAATATTTAAATTAAAAGATATAAAAACAAACAGAATAGATTTATTAAAAAAAGATTTATTAAAATCAGTAAACAAAAAAACTACTATTGAAACGTTAATTGAATTATCAAGTAAATTATATGAAAAAGGATATAGTGCTTTAGATATTTTAACGTTGTTAGAAAATAACAAGTTTTTAGAAGAAGTAATAAATTTAGAAAAAAGATATGAATTATTAATTGCTTTTAATCGTGTGAGAAAAGAATTTAGAAATGAAAAACTATTAATATTATTTATATTAAATTTTACGTTTTTGAGTTCAGAATTGTCTTTAGAAAATATAAGTTTTATGTAAATGGACGACTTTAATGTAAGTGCGCTTCACGAGTCTAAAAATGAATGGGGTTCTCGGTTAGTAACCTTATTAACTCCTCTTATTATTGATGGTTATAAATCTATTCTTCAAGAATCTATAAAATTATGTAAAGATAATAATGAAACTGATAAATACTTGATGACCTTTCAAAATTTAATCTCTCGTATACCAAAATGGAATCAACAAATTATTGAAAATGAAAAAAAGAGAATTTGTGAAAAATCAGGTTGTAATTATTTAGAAGATTTAGTAACATGTGTTCATATTATTCAATTGAAAGTGTTAACTGCTATGAGAGTCGGACAAAAACAAAAAAAAATTGACATAAATATACCTAAATTAGACGACTTTATTCATAAAGTATATATTAATGTTGCGAGAAAAGTATATAAAAATGTATATTTATTTCAAACTGGCATTGAACCATTACAAATTCAAAAAAATCACAGAGAGTTAGAAATCATTGTTCAAGAATGTATATTAAATACATTAAGGGAAGGTATTCCAGTAGAAGCCATTTTAAAGGCTTATATGGATGAATCTGTGGAAGAGGATGTTATTGAAGAAATTAAAGAAGAAGTGACTCATCATCCTATAATTGATAACAATCCTGTACCTGAAAATGACACAACTAATAGTCAACCTAAAAATGGCATTAGTTTTAATGATGTAGATTACGTTAAAACAGAAAATGGTATAGCTCAAATCAATGCTCCAAAAAATGTGGATAGACTTGAAGAAATAAGTGCCATTCGAAATGAACAAAGAAAAAAAGAGATGGAAGAAGACAGTGATAATATTAAAATAAATATTTCAGATCAAAATTTTACATTAGATAGTTTAGACATTCATAATATTGAAGAGCCAAAATTAGATTTATTTCCAGATTTATTGTTAGATGAAAATGAAATTGAAATTTTAGAATAAAATGCGTAAAATTAAAAATAAGATTGTTCTTGAATAGTGTAATAAATGACAAATATATTTGTTATAGCAACTATTATATCAATTACTTTTTTTATAGTTAAATTTTTTGAAATGAGATATATCGAAAAAGAAACAAAGCCTTTAAAATTTTTAATACGTGATGCTTTATTAGTTTATTTTAGTGTTATATGTTCAAATTTCATTATTGAACAAATTAATCCAATTATGAATGGCGGTACTGTTAAACAGATGACACCTGTTTTTACTGATAATCCTGCGTTTTAATTTATTATTGAAATAATATAAATATAATATTTCAATAGTTTTAATGGAAAACAATTCCTTATATACTCCACTTCAATTTTGGTTTAACAGTCACCCTGGTTTAGCGTTACCTATGTTTGCGGTAGGATCACAAACACCATTCAATTTTAGATATATATATCAAAACCCTAATTTCTCTATAATGAGAGATTATAAAAATTTAAAAATACACTTTAGTAGTTGTGAAAATGACGATTATTCTCCTTCTACAATTGAATTGCAACTTTACGAAATTATTAACGACCTGTCCAAACCTTTACAACACCTCTAGGTATAGTGCCTTTTTTTAAATTCTCCATATATTGATCAAACGAATATCCCCAAGTTTGGTATTTCATTATATCACCAAACAATGATTTTGTATTTACCATTTTAGGTGATTCTGTAAAAAACATAGCTCCAAATATTCTCTCTAAACAACATCTATCTGCTCTACAATTAACAGATGATATAAGATTGGTTATTTTGTATTTATTTTCTAATTGTTCTAAAAAATGTAAATTTATATATGATTGTACGCCAAAACAACCATACCATTTATCTGTACTTAACCCTAGAATATTCATTTCAGGTGAAATTTTTGTTTCAATTAAATAAGATTGTTTTAAATTTTTTACTATTCTTTTTGTATTTTCCACATTTTCTTTATCCGAATAAAAGTGCCAGAGTGGAATAACGTTTATCCCATTAAAATGTTCAAAATTAATTCTTTTATGAAAAAAAACACTATCATGAATTATTATAGCATTTTGAAAAAACTTATGTTTTAAGTAATAATAATATGGTAATAATTCACCTCTTTGCGGAAATTCAGATTGTATTATTTGTACATTTTTATAATCAAATTCGGGATTAATGAATTTATAATCACTATTGTCATCTATAATAACAATTTTAATAAATGGATAAAGAGTTCTAAGTAATTTAACTGAATGATTCCAATATTGATTTGTTTTTTCTGAATTAACATGTCTTATTATAATAAATCCAAATTTATCCATATAGAGTATATAAATAAAATTAATTGTGTGATTTTATTTATACATAATTTAATTTATACATAGGATGGAATTTTATCAATATTTATAACATCTTCAATATTTTTAATTTCTTTTCCTATTGGGTCTCCTGTATAAAATTTTGAAAAATTATCAAATTCAGGTCTATCTAATTGAGCTTGTGGAGTATGATTATGAACACATCTAGCAATCATTTTATACAATTTAAAATCAGGATATCTCTCAACACCATTATTTTTATAAAGCATATTAATCCCCTTATCATCTAAACACCATTCAAAAATAATTTTTTTTATAGGGTCATTTAATTTATTTAAATCTTTCATTTCTTCAAAATCATCAATCACAAAATCAAAAATAGAACATGCTAATCTACATAAATCAAAACTAAAATTGGGTTCTAATCTAGGTTTTTTATCATTAAAATATGGTTCTGTATTATATTGAGTAGCAGCATCTCCACCAGTTTGAAAACTATCACTACAAAATACTTTTCCATCAAATTTAAATATACTTCTACCAAAATCAATTATTTTAAATATGCGCCCATGCGTTGGAACTTTATAATATTTTTTTTTATAGCAATAATACAAAAATTTTTTATCTGTTTGATTGTACATAACGTTATTGGTATGTAAATCATTATGAGTAAAGCCAAATGCTTTTTGGTATGTAATTAATGTCATAATTATTTGCATTAAAGCTGACAACCATTCCTCTTGTGTTAGTTGGTTATTCATTATTAAATCATCAAATGTATTTTCACAATATTCCATGCTAATAACTTGAATTGGAAATTTTGGAATAATCACATTTATTTTTTCTTCATCATCATCTTCATCATCATCTTCATCATCATCTTCATCATCATCTTCATCATCATCATTGTCATCTACATCTTCATCATCATCATCTTTATATTCGCCTTCGTTACTAACTTTAGAATTCATTTCTTCATTCTCAGAAACACTACCAAATTTTTGTATTTCACAATTATCACAATCTTCGTCCTCTAAATCTTCATCGTTTGTATGAGACGATCTTGACGAACAACTTGAATTTGATTTTAAAGTAACATTATTTTCAGTCGTTAAATTATTATTTGTTATGTCAACCAAATCCAACGACATATCTTTTAGGTCATTTAAGTCAATCGCATTATTATCTTCAAATATTCCATCAAAAATATTATTGTCAACTGAATTTATGGATTTTAAACTAATGTTATTACCAATCTTAATCGGTTTTAACTTTGTTGGTTCTTGTTGAAATAAATAATCATAATCATCTACTGTAAATAATATATTTTTATTTTTGTTAAAAAAATCAGAATTAACAAGATAATCAATGTCATCAAACACATTAATTTTAAAATTATTTTTAATCGCTAAAAAGGATCCATAATATTCAACACCATGTGTAAATTTAAATTCATGTCTTAATTGATTTGATAAAAATAAAAATAATCCATCCACATATGCTGAATTATTAACGTTTATGAATTTTGCGTTACAATCATCATTTGTTGAATTAAGTTTTGGTAAATTAAATAATTTAGTATTTATAATATCATATTTGCCAATCATATATTTATATGGGTCTAATAATGGTGCTAATTTAAAAAACACATATTTATTTTTAATTTTATTTGTATGAATATTTTTAACTTTACATTCGAAAAGAGTATCACTATCTTCTATTTTTTCATCAATGCTTGAAATATACCATGTATTATTTAAATTTATATTGTTGTAATTGGTCTCATTTAAATTGAAAAATTTTGTATAAATTGGTATATAATTTTGTGTTTTAGAGAGAAAAAGGGAATTAGGTTCTTCAAATTGTTTAAAAAGCTCCACATTTTTTCGTTTTTGATAATGAATAGTTACCATCTTTAGTGAAACAAAATATAAATTTAGAGCATTTTTAACTAATTATTAGATAAATGTATCAAATATTTCTAAAATACTTTATTTCTAAAATATTACAAAGTTTGACTGAATCATTCGTTTAATTTAGGAAAAATTTATTAATTTTATAAATAGCGTTAAAAAACATTTAATTTTCTTTTTTTAAATAATATAAAATGAGTTTGGAATTAAAAAAGTTTGACATGAAAAGTATTCAATTCAAGCCAGATGAAAATAAAGGTCCTGTAGTTGTTTTAATTGGTAAACGTGATACAGGCAAATCATTTTTAGTAAGAGATTTATTATTTTATCAACAAAATATACCAATTGGTACAGTTATATCTGGAACAGAAGAAGGAAATGGATTTTATGGAAAAATGGTGCCACGATTATTTATCCATAATGAATATAATTCTGCTATTATTGAAAATATATTAAAACGTCAACGAACTGTATTAAAACAAGTTAAAAAAGAAATGGAAACTTATAAACGTAGTACAATTGACCCACGTGCTTTTGTCATTTTAGATGACTGTTTGTATGACGGATCTTGGGCTCGTGATAAATTAATGCGATTACTCTTTATGAACGGTAAAATGTTTGCCGGAGTCATTTCAAAAGAATGGCTAGTTCAATGCTTATTTAGTATTGAGCGACACGTCCAAATTGCGGAGACGTCTTGTTAGGTTTATACTACTAAATTAATATAGAAATATATTAATGGCTTATGTTAACTCCATAAGGTATAGTAAAAATGTATAAAATAGAGATAACCCGCAGCTCGTCACCTAAGTTCGTTATGGTAAGAATATGGTGATAGTTCAACGACTAAATGCTCGTGGGGTTGAAAAGTTTAACCAACTTTAATGATACCTTAAGATATAGTCTAATCCCATTCGAGAGAATGCTATACCCATTTAAAAAGTATAGATTTAATGATTTTAGAAGGAAATGTCTAAATGAAAATGGTATTTAATGAGACATTGGAAGATTATGTTAGTTATTACAATGCAATATCCATTGGGTATTCCGCCAACATTGAGAACTAATATAGATTATGTATTTATTTTGAGAGAAAATTATATCGCAAATAGAAAACGTATATATGAAAATTATGCGGGCATGTTTCCTACGTTCGAATCATTTTGTCAAGTGATGGATCAATGTACGGAAAATTATGAATGCCTTGTAATAAATAACAATTCGAAATCAAACAAATTGACAGATCAGGTTTTTTGGTATAAAGCCGACAATCATAATGATTTCCGTTTAGGTTCTAAAGAATTCTGGGAGTTATCTAAAGGTATGCCTGAGGAAGATCAAGAAGAACAATATGACCCAAATAAGACGAAAAAACGTGGTGCCGGACCTAAAATAAATGTAAAAAAGACGACAAAATGGTAATTTATTTATTTTACGTTTTAATAACTTAAATAAAATAAATAAATAAATTAATGAAGATAGGTGTCGCAGTTCCTTGTTATTATGGACATATTAATAATTTATTTCATTTATTAGATTCAATTAATACCCAAACTGTTATTCCAAATAAAGTGGTTGTAAGTTGTTCTTCAACAGATACACTTAAAATATTTAACGAATATAATTTTGAGTTGGAAGTTATTACTATAAAAGAAAAGTTAAACGCAGCTCAAAACAGAAACAATGCTATTTCAAAATTGTTAGATATGGATTATATTACATTTATTGATGCGGATGATATTATGCATCCACAAAGAATAGAAATTTTACTTAACACATTTGAAAAATATGACTGTGATATTATATTACATAATTATCAAACTACGCCATATAATAATGAAACTATATTTAACAAAATTGATGATATAAATGTAAGAACCAATTCATTAATTCAATCTTGGAGTGGTTGTATTACACATAATGGTTATAATGATTCAATCGATAAAATTCATCATTCTCAAGGTACAGTTAAAAATTGGATATTAAATCAAATAAAATTTCCTGAAGAACCAGAATTTCATTTGAGAGAAGATTGTGTATTTTGTCATAGAGTATTTAGTTTGCCAAATATTAAACACGCATACATTGTAAATGAATTATCGTATTATAATGCGTCAAGAACTGGTGGATATTCATAATAAAGGTCTATCTTCAAGTCTAATTGTAACCGGATATTTAATAAAACAATAATCCCTCCATGTAGTATGATGCGAATGATTTAATTCGCACCATTCAAATAAATATTTACCATTACTCGCCTTTAAAGGAAATTCTTCCCATAAATTATTTTTAAAATGAAATAATAAATTCATAATTCCCATTTCATTTGTTTTACATAATGTGTATTTATTCATTGCTTCAATTAATTGTTCTTTATTACATATTTTTAAAATACTTGTATCATAAAGCCACATACAATTTAACATATGATGTTTCTCGAAAATATCCACTCCAAAATCTGATTTTACTAAATGTACCATTTCTTCATTATCGTAACTGATTTGATACTTAAAAATCTGGTCTGGTCTAAAATTAGGGGATGCGTCATTTGGTGCTAAGATTTTATTTTGACAATCTAGTTCTAATAAATATTGTACGTTATCTAACACTCTTAAACCGGCATCCAAATATGCAACTCTATCCCACTTTAAAAAATAATCATCAAATACATGTAATTTTTCCCATTGATTTAATTTGTGAATCTCTCTTTTGTCGCTATTTGAAAATCCATTAGGTCCTATTTTTTCAAGTAAATTGGATTTGTTTATTGATGGAAATTTCATTTCTGTTAGTTTCAAATCATTTTTTATGTTTTCATCTAAATTAAAATCAATCGTAATTAATACTATTTCTCCATTCCAACAACCAACAGTTCTTAAATCTCTTATAGTAGTTATAGCTTTATTGTAGTAAGCCCAATCTGTAATTAATACAAAAACAGTCTTTGTCATATAATATAAAATTATTCTATTTTATTTCATATTATAAAACGCAATTATTTCTTGTTAGCAAATGGTCCAGATTTTAATTGACTTTGTCCATAATCAGTTTTTCCAACCACAATATTCTCTCCTTCAAATAACTCCTTACAAATATCAGCAGTAGAAATATTTTCTTGTTCACCTAAAGCGAACTCTTGTGTGCTGGCATTATTAACACCAATCAAATTGCCATTTTCATCAATTGTCTGAGATAATGTATTACCCGTCTTTTCAGCCTTTTTAATATTCTCATCAATCGCCTTTTGTTTAGTCTCCTTTACACGTTGTTCGAATGCTTGTTTAGCATTAGCTTCATTCTTTTGCTTTTCATGCATTAATTGATTTAGTTCTTCTTCCATATACTCGACGCGACCTGTCTTATAAGCTTCAGGATCCCATGGCATCCACATTCCTACAGGTCCAACCATAATATCGTGATTTGGGTCAATTTCTCTCAACATTTTACATCTTAATTCGGCTTCTTCTTGTGTAGGATAAGAACCTCTAATTTTAAGACCTCTTGTGCTGGTTTGAAAATTATTTTGAATGTCAAATTTCTTTTGAAGTTCTTCTTCATTATTGTCTAAATAAGTTTTATAGTCATCCGACAAATTAGACTTTGCTAAATTATCCTTCTCTTCTTGTACAAAGTCTTTAAAATCTTTTGTTAAATCTTCAAATGATACATTGTATTTAAATGAAATAAAATTTACAAATTGTAAAAATTTTTCCATAGACTTATTAAATTCCCAATTCTTTAGGAATTCTTCAAAAAAGAAAATATCTCTTTGCTTCAAAATTTTATCCGGGGATACAAAAGACATACACACAAATTTTTGTCCAGCAATTGGCTTATCTTCCTCTAATAAGTCAACATATTTAGGATTCTCTTTTCCATTAACTACCTTTCTCTCAAATCCTCCCTTTTTAGATTGTTTAGATTTACTGCGATCCATTTAATTAACTTATTTATTTATTTTTAAGTATTTTATCGCAATAAATATTTTTTCTTATTATTTATTATAATGAACGGATTAATTAACGTTGCTGAACTTGTTAAGAGAATTATTAAGTATCTTGTTGAAGGTTTAATGGTTGCTATTGCTGCCTACGCTATTCCTAAACGTTCCTTGAATGTTGAGGAAATTATATTGATCGCCTTAACTGCGGCTGCTACCTTTAGCATTCTTGATACCTATATTCCATCCATGGGAGTTAGTGCTAGAACAGGCGCCGGATTTGGCATTGGGGCCGGGCTAGTTAAATTTCCTGGGGGATTTTAATGTGACCATATATGGTAAGGATAAATAATATACATTATTTAAGCTAAATGATAAATTAAAATTATTTAAATATAATTCATATAGTATATTTAAATAATCTATATGAATAATCAAGAACTCATCAGTAAGGTTCAGGTTTATGAGGAAAAAATAGCATATTTAGAACAAGAATTAAAGGAAACGAGGGAACATTTAAAAAATTATACAAATAATACTAAAAGATATTATGAAAAAAACAAAGATGTTATTAAACAAAAAGTAAAAGAATATAAAGAAAAAACAAATTATGTTGTTTCAAAGGAAGTTATAAAAGAAAGAAACAGACGTGCTTATTTAAAAAGAAAAGAGCGATTAGAAAATGAAAAGTAATAAAATATTAATTGTTTTTTATAAAAACCACTTAAAACTATTTTATTATAGATTATAATAGATGAAATTTAATAATGAAACTCTAATTTATTATTGTAATAATAATGACATTCAATTGTTAAAAAATTATGATAAAATAAATAGAGAAAGTTATATTGAAGGTAAATGTATTAATAACTGTGAAAATTCTTTTAATAAAAATTTTAGACAGTTAGTAAAAACAGGCGCTTATTGTTCTGATTGTATGAAAATAATTGGTAATAAAAAAAATAAGAGAATCTAAAGTAAAATATGATACAAATATGTTAATAGATTTTTGTAAAAAAAATAATATTATTCTAATAAATGATTATTCTCATGTATTCATAAATAGAGATTCCATTGTTGAAGGGTTTTGTAAAAATAAAGAATGTAATAATATTTTCAAAAAAGCATTTCGTGAATTAATAAAAATAGATGGTTATTGCATGGAATGTAGTAAAGAGAATGGTAAACTAAAAATAATTGAAACAAATTTAAAAAAATACGGTGTTAAATGTTGTTTACAGTCTCCTGAAATTAAAGAAAAATGTATTAAAACTAATATATTAAAGTATGGAGTAGAACATAATTCACAATTTTCAATTATAAAAGACAATAAAAAAGACAAATCAATGGAAAAATATGGTGTTGAATATGTTTTACAATCAAAACAAATAAGAGATCAAATAAAACAAACAAATTTAGTAAAATATGGTGTTGAAAATCCACAACAAAATAAAGAAATTAAAGAAAAAACTTGTGATACAAATTTTAAAAAATATGGTGTAAAATGTTATTTTGGAACTCAAGAATTTAAAGAAAAAGTTATTAAAACTAATTTAGATAAATATGGAGTTCCACATCATTCACAAAATCCAGAAATTGCTGAAAAAATATTACAAAACGCATATAATAAAAAACAATATATATTACCATCTGGAAAAATTATATATCTTCAAGGTTATGAAAATTTTATGTTAGATCATTTATTATTAATTGAACAAATTAATGAAAATGATATATTTACAAAAAGAAGTGAGGTTCCTGAAATTTGGTATAATAATAAATCTAATAAACTATGTAGACACTATGTTGATTTTTATATTAAATCTCAAAATAGATGTATTGAAGTAAAATCTACTTTTACAAATCAAGAAAAAAATAATGTATTTGAAAAACAAAAAGCAGCAAAAGATTTAGGCTTTAAATATGAAATTTGGATTTTTGATGGAAATGGGAATATTCTAAACAAATATTATTAGTATTATCATTATAATATTTTGAATATATATAATGCCTAAAAGACATACAAAAAGAAGATATATTATGAGGGGTGGTGCGTTCTCTCAACAAGAAATACAACAATTACAAAATATGCATTTTCAAGAAGAACAAATCGAAATTTTAGGTCAATTTAATGTTACATTTAATGAAGTTATGCAAAGATATAATACATTAATGAATTCAGACTTTGGAGAATTCAGTGGGAATATTGATGCTTTAACAGATCAAATTGTAATGGATTTATTAAATGAGCATGACCCATCTAATCAAATTAGTTTAAATAACTCTTTTGAAAGTCAAGGAACAATGGATGTAGATGAATTAAATGTCAGTCAAAATAGTTTAAATAACTCTTTTGAAAGTCAAGGAACAATGGATCTAGATGAATTAAATGTCAGTCAAAATAGTTTGAGGTCTGGATATACAACAGATGAGTCGCAAGGTGGCAAACGTAAAAGAAAATCAAATAAAAAACGTAAAACAAACAAAAAGCAAAAAACAAATAAAAAGCGTAAAACACGTAAACAACGAGGTGGTACTTGTTTTGGAAGTGGAGTAGGTGCTAATAATTATGACCCTAATTTATCTATATATAATACAAATATGTTGAAATTATTTCCATATAGGACAAATTAAACAGTTGGTATAAATTCCCAGTCCAATTCTTGACAAATTTTTTTCCAAATCACGTCTTGTTCCATTCTTTTTTCTGGATCTTTTAGCATAGGGAAGTGTTCCAAATACTTTTCTTCACCTAATAATTCACATAATTTATAAGCAGTATAATAATAATTTAAAAAGTTAACACGATCATCCGGACAATATTTAGAATATGGTGATTGTAATTCAATAAATAAATTACAAAGTGTTTCTTCTAATTCAGGAGTCATAATTGGCGGTTTAATTCCTAATTTATCTTTAATAAATGGTATATGTTCATAGTATTTATTATAGACTAACTTTTTGAGTATTTCTTTAGTTTTTAAATTTGTTATTTGAGATAATGAAATTCTCTCCTTTTTTATTTGCAATTTAATATTTTCAATAACATCAACTGGTATCTGAGTAGTTTCCTTACCTTGAAATTGTGCTAATATTTCTTTGAAGTGATTAATACGTTTATAAGCGTAAAAACAAACTTCCTTTGGAGGTTCTTTATATGATGGTTTTTCATTTTCAATAAGATAAGGAATATTTCTTGAACAAAAATTACATATAAGTATGCCTTCTTCTTCTAACGGTATTAATTCACCTTTAAAACAAGTTTGACATATATCCGTTTGATATACAAAATTGTTTATATCTAAAAAATCGTCACTTACATTTGATAAATATTTTAAAACAATGTTGTTATTATTATTATTATTATTATTATTATTATTCTGAATGCTAGATATATCCTCAGTTTTTTCTTTAATTTTAAAAAAATTATTTATCAATTTTGATTTATTGTTTACATTATTCTCTACTTTTTCACCAGTTGATATATTTTTCTTGTTTTCGAAATATTCAAAAATATATTTTGAATTGTCAAGCAAATAATGTTTTTTTTTTAATTTTATTTCTTTTATTTTATTTTTTAAATCATTTATCGTATCTTTTATTTCTAGTACTTTTTCTATATCTAATGAGTCATTTTCTTCTGCTAATGTTTTATTCAATTCGGATAATGTATTTTTATATTCAATTATTAATTGTTCATCCTTTGAAAATTCATTTAAAAATTCCTTATGTTTATTGTCAAGAGTAACAGCCGTTTTTTTATTAAATTTAAATTTTTTATTTGCCTTTGGCTTAAAAGTTGGCATTCTTTAATATTTATAATATAATTTATTTAATTAATAATATGTAAAAAATATTTATTTTAAATTAAAATTGATTTTAAATAATTGATTAATAACTTATTATAAATATAAAATGTTGTTAGATGGTCCAACTATAGCAGTAATAGTCATGTTTGGTATAGTACTTTTAACTACAATTATTATTTACATTAATCGAAATGAAATGTTTATAATTAGAGCATATATTTGGCATAATGTACTATATTATCTGCCAAATAATAGAGTAAATATGGATACTGGAACCGCTGATTGTACTGTTGTTGATGAAAATGAAGAATTTTATGATACTATTAATGATGAATATAAACATTCTAATGAACAAGAGACAAGAATTGTAAACATTGTTTAAAAAAAGGTTATAAAATAAAAAACATTTATTATTCAAATGACAATAGAGAAATTATAAAAAGTAATTTAAAAAATTTAGAAAAAGACGATCTTCATTATTCTAGGTTTTATAGAAGAAAAAATGTAAATGCATAAATAAGTTAAAAAAAAATTAAAGTTTTCTATTTTTATTTTAATGGATTTAAAGATTAATCTAGACTCATTTAAAGATTTAGAAGAACAAAATTTAAAAGTCGATTCAGTCAAATTTCAAAAAATGTTACTTCTTTTTAATTCTATTGAGCAAGGGTGGTCTGTAAAAAAACGTGGAGATTCTTATGTTTTTTCAAAAAATCATGAAGGGAAAAAAGAAGTACTAGAAGACTCTTATTTAATAAAATTCATGAAAAGCAATTTAGATTTGAATAAAATAATTTCATAATCAAAAGTATAATAATTAATTATTAATTTAATTAATTATTTGAATTAAATTAAAATTTTAAAAATTTTTTTCTTTAGGGATATTATAAAAATGGGCGGCGGTCTAATGCAACTAGTAGCTTATGGAGCACAGGACGTATACCTTAAAAGCCTGTAGGG